TTCAAAACTTCTAGATTATTTAAAAGCTTAGAGTTACATGAAAATAATACTGTAACTACGTTTACCCTACAACCCACATATAAAAATATTAACGGATTATGTGCTGTTTATAATAATTATCTTACACCAGAGAATCTTAAAAAATATGATTGTATTTTATTTGTTCATGATGACGTATTCATTGATAGTATAAATTTTTTAAAAGAAATTCGTAATTCATTTAAACGAGGGTTTGATGTTGTTGGAGTAGCTGGAGGTAGTAAATTACAAATCGAAAAGCCTTGCTTATGGCATATAATGTGTAAGCCGACTACTATATCCGGAATAGTATCACATTATGATAATAATACAGATTATCGTCCAACTATATTTGGCAATACACCTAGAGAAGTAATATTATTAGATGGTGTATTTTTAGCTATTCGGACTAAATCTATCGCAAAGGAAAAAATAAAATTTGATACTAATATAAAAGGATTTCATCATTATGATTTAAAATTTTGCTTAGACTGTCATTTAGCCGGGTTGCGCTTAACTACTGCCCCTATTCACATTATTCACGAATCTCCTGGGCTACTCAACCACACAGAAGAGTATAGCAAATCCGAAGATTACTTCTATAATACTCTGCTAGAATATGCTAACAAACGAAAGTAATTATTTAGACATAGATCTCGAATATTTAGAAAAAGTAGTTTTTAAGAATTGTCTTGAAGATGAACTTTATTTAAATTCTGTTATTGATAATCTTAATTATAAATTCTTTAAAAATAAAGATTTTCAGCAAATAATTAAAATAATACAAGCTCTTTATCAAAAAAACAACAGACGTCCTACACGTACAGAATTAGAATTATATCTAAACACTTCACAACTTAAAGAACATTATCAATCAAGTAAAAAAATTACTGACGGTCTAAAAGTAGAATTATCTAATGATATTCTATTTTCGTATACAGAAAAATTCTTACAAGAACAAGCTGTATTTAATACATTCTTAGAAATTGTTGATAATAAAGAAAGGAATGTAAAAAGTATTCATGATAAATTTTCAAAAGCATGTAATATTTCTATTACTACAAACGTAGGTCATAATTATTTTAAAGATGTAGAACAACATATCACTGATCTAACAACGCGTGAAGAAAAGATTAAAACCGGATGGGAATGGCTTGATACCAGATTAGGAGGAGGTTTCTTAGAGCAGGGTCGTAGTATGTATATATTTGCAGGCCCTACTAATGTAGGTAAATCTATATTTTTAAGTAATATAGCAAGTAATGCCGCCGCAGAAGATAAAAATGTTTTAGTTGTTTCTCTTGAAATGTCAGAAATGATTTACTGTAAAAGAATTACATCTAAACTTACTGGATTACCTATAAATCATTTAGATGATCATTTAGAGGAATTAAGAGAAAAAGTAGGTAAATTTAAAATGACTCATCCTAGAGCAAATATAATAATTAAAGAATTTGCGCCGAGTTCAATTACACCACTACAATTAGAAGGATTTATAAAAAAGTTAATAAATAAAAAATTTAAACCTGATATCATAGTACTTGATTATTTAAATCTTTTAGCAAGTACATATGGTAATAATTCATACGAACGTATTAAAAGTATTTCTGAACAAATAAGAGCAATGTCATATACTTTTGAATGTCCTATTGTATCCGCTACACAAGTAAATAGAACAGGATACGGAAACAATGCTAACGGTCCTGGGTTAGAGGCTATTGGAGAGAGCTATGGATTAGGAGCTACTGCAGATGTTATTGTAAGTATTTGGAGAACAGAAGAAGACGAGGAAGATAATGCACTTCATATGGGTATTATTAAAAACCGTTTTGGCTCTAATACAGGTAGCACTAGAGTTTCTATAGATTACAATACTCTTACTCTTACAGAAAATACAAGCCTCAATGTTAATGAAGATGTTAACACTGCGGAAAATGACGCTGTACAATTCGGAAGAGTAATGTAAATATTGGCAATGGCGAAGAATGAAATAATTTTTACTGATCTTGACCTCGACGGATGTTGTAGTTATTTAATTTATACATGGTTTAAACAAGTTAAACCAAAAGCTGTAACATTAAAAGTTTCTAACATACGCGAGAAATTATTAGGCTGGCTTAATTACAATAAAATTGAAGATTATAAAAGGGTATATTTCTTTGACTTGGACACTACAGAAGTTAAAGATTTAATAGATAAAAATAATGTACTTATTTTTGATCACCACAAATCCCATGAAGATGATTATTCATTTGCTAAAACATATATTGATGTAAACCAAACATCATGCAGTAAACATTTATATCAAATACTCAATCACATATATCCAAACATAAATCTAACTAACGAACAAAAAAAACTAATTACATTTGCTGATGATTATGATTGTTATGAATTAAAATATCCTGAAAGTAATAAATTAAATTTTTATCTTTGGTATAAAAATGGTGATAAATTACAAAATTTTATTAATGATTTTGAAAATGGATTTTTTGGTTTCACAAATGAACAAAATAAAATAATTAGTTATCATTTTTATAAATTTAAAAAAATGAGAGAAAGTATAGATTTGTTTAAAGCGAAACTTTCTATAGCAGGAAAACAATACAATTTTATTAGTACATTTGCCAATGAATATATTAATGACCTAGGTCAACATATAGTTGATACTTATGAATGTGATGTATGTATGATGATTAATTTAAAAAACAATAGAGTATATCTTCGTAGAAATAGAAATATAGACTTTAATTTAAGTAAATTTGCAAAAAAAATATGTGACGGAGGAGGTCATGAATATGCAGCCGGTGGTGTATTAAACGATAATGTACTAACTTTAAGTAAGCAATTTGAACCGTTAAATGGATGATCCATATACAATTTTAGAAAAAAAAGATAATATACATATATTTTTATCTTTATGTAGTTTTATTTCTATCTGTGAAAATAAAAAAATTAATCTTGCAAATGTGTTTTTATTAGTTCTCAAAGAAAATAGATATAGAGAGTTATTTAAAAAATTATTAGAATTGGATAGTAATTATGATTTAATCAAAATATTCTTACATCATGAACCATATTTATATAAAAGTAAATATATAACTAAATTTCTTAAAAAAAATTCTATAGACTTATGAGTACATTATCAGTGTTTGAAAAGAACATATATAATATGTATCTTAAAGCTGCTAGAAATAATAAAGGGTTCACTCCTCGAAAAGACTTTCAAAAATTAGATGATACAAAATATACTTTACTCAAAAAAATATCACATATTTTAAAAAACAAAAAAATAGAACCAACTATTTTTTTTGATGCACCATATAAATTATATTCAGAAAAATATATACCTCTTAATTTTTACAGTACATTCAATGCTATTTCTACATATAAGAAATACACAACAGAGATAGAATTAACAAACCCCGACCACCAGTTTAATATTAATAGACTAAGAAATAGCTTTAAATTTATTTACGATACATGTATTGAGCGTGAGTTAACAAGTTGCAATCAATATCTCGACACTCAGTCAGGAATATATCCTGATTTTATTTTAGATTTAAAACAAGGTGATATCACTTATTATTCTTTACTATCACTTAATATATCAGAAAAAAATATTAAGCTAGAAAAAAATATAGTTGAATTTGTATGTGATAGCTTTTATAATACTCTAAGTAGTTTGAGATCGAGATATACATTTTCGAAAAAAATCAAACCTTTGGGAATAAAATTAACTAATACTATAAATAAAATATTAAAAAGAAAATGACAACGAATATGTTTGAATCAATTAGAGGCGCGATGGCCAAGACCTCGCAACAGAATTCAACTAGCAATATTATGCGATTGAAGCCTGGTAACACATATGTATTACGACTTGTACCTTTTGTGAAAGATCCTAGTAAGACATTTTTTCACTATTACTCACATGGATGGGTTAGTGAGATGACAGGACAATTTCAAAGTGCAATTAGTCCACAAACATGGGGAGAAAGGGATCCTATTGCAGAGGCTCGATATAGGCTTTCCCGTACTGGCTCTGAAGAGGAGAAAGAAAAGGCGAGAGCTTTAAACCGTAAGGAAAATTGGCTCGTTAATGTTTATGTAGTAAAAGATCCAGATAATCCCGAGAATGAAGGTAAAGTGAAAATTCTCAGATTCGGTCGACAATTGCATAAAATTGTAATGGAGGCAATGGAAGGAGAAGATGCAGATGAATTCGGTGAAAGGATCTTTGATCTTTCGAAAGAAGGTTGTAGTTTTCGAGTTAAAGTTGAAGAGCAAGGCGGGTATCCGACATATGTAAGTTCTCGATTTGCTAGTCCTTCTCAAATCTCAGGAGTAACAGATAGTACTATTAAAGATGTTTACGATCAAACATTTGATTTAGAGAATGTTTTTCCTGTTAAAAGCTATGATGAACTGCAAACAATGCTCAATGAGCATTATCATGGAACGACAGATACTACTGAAAGCAGTGCTCCTCAACCACCAGCAAATACATCAGTTGAAGAGGATGACTTAAATTTTGATGACTTAGAATCAACACCAAAAAATGATTCTAAATCATCTGCTATTGACGATGATAAAGTTAAAGAACTGCTTGATACATTAGAATAAAACATGGATCTCAACGAGGATGATACAGTAAAAATGTTTGTTCATCAAATGAACACTCACGCAAAATCTTTGAATAAAGATATTATTCAAAAAAGTGCAACAATGCAAAACATTCCAGTTGACAATAAAATATATGAAGCTCCTGAACCTGCGCATCAACCGCCACGACATCAACCACCACAGCAACTATATCAACAACCGACCGTGGTACCGCCACAAATGACTGGAGATCCCGCTCTATTAAATAACCTGATAGAGCGGGTATCTTCTGTTGAAAAACAAATCACTAAATTTATAAACTTAATTGAACGCCGAGTTGCAAAAAATGCAAAAGAAATTAATATACGAATCAAATTAGACAATGATTCTACCAATAAAGAATAAAGATAATTTTATTCAAAATTTTCTTAATCCCGTATCAAGATTAAACTCATCCGCAACGCTGAATGTATGCGATAATATATCAACTATTGTTCATAATAATTCTAATATTTTTCTTAAAGCAATATATGATATAAGCTGGGATGATCATCCAGAAGAAAGTACTATATGTCTACCAGATACAGTAAAATTAATTAAAATTTTATCGTGTTTAGATGAAGATAATATACATCTTAAAATAGAAAAAAATCATATAAAATACGATAGTAAATATAACAGATTTACATATCATTTATTTGATGATAGTCTAATTAATAGTAATCCTTTCGATTTTAACAAAATTAATAATATTACATTTGATACAAAATTTAAATTAACAAAAGAAAAAAATAGTACGATATTAAAAGCATTACCGTTTGTAACAGAATCTAGCAAAATATATATTAAAACTGAAAATACAAATGTATATGCTGAATTATCAGATAAAAAATTACAAAATGTAGACAGCTATACCACTCTATTAGCAGACTCTTATGATGGAGAGGATTTAGATTATGAGCTAATTTTAGATATAGAATTATTTAGACTCATATCTACATTGAATTTTAATAACGCAATTGTTAATATAAATAACCAATATAAAATGCTCATGGTGAAAATTAACATTGATAATAGTGACTTAACATTTGTTAGTACAAGTTATAAGAACTAATGAAAAATAAAGTTACCACGTGTGGGTATTTTATCAAACGATTAAGAGATAACGGATATACTGTAAATAGAATTTTTTCTGATTATACTTCTGAAGATCCGCGGCGGTGGACAATAATGATTAACCCGATAACAAATGCCTTATATATAACTTGTTATGTTAATTATGA